GTTATGTAAATAGGATTTCGTAATGTCTAATCCGTTACGCAGGATGGTTTCGTCTAGTCAGGTTTCTGACTGGTTCAAGATGAGTGGCACTCTGACTATCCCATCTCGCAATCTTTTGTTGTCTGTTGAATCTCTGGTCATCGCTGGTGGTGGCGGCGGTGGTGACGATAACGGTGGCGGTGGTGGAGGAGCTGGAGGCTATCGGTCATCGGTTGCTGGTGAATCATCGGGTGGTGGTGCGTCTGCCGAATCTGCGCTTGATATTGTTGCAGGCACTTTATACACATGTACCGTCGGTGCTGGTGGTGCTGCAGGGCTTAATGCGCAGGGCGCGAACGGTAGTAACTCTGTATTCGCAACCGTCACATCAACTGGTGGTGGTGGTGGTGGTGACGGTGACAGCGCTGCTGGTGCTGGATTAAATGGTGGTTCGGGTGGTGGTGCTTCAACACAAGGTCTGACGGTTTATTCTGCTGGAACTGGAACTGCTAATCAGGGTCGTGATGGTGGAACAGGCGCAACAAATAACACCACATTTAGAAGTGGTGGTGGTGGTGGTGGTGCGTCAGGAGTAGGGACAAACGGTTCTAGTTCGGCTGGTGGTGCTGGTGGTGCAGGCGTTTCGTCATCCATTACGGGTTCGGCAGTTGGTCGTGGTGGTGGTGGTGGTGGAGGTGTTTTTTCTGCTATTACCGTTGGGTCTGCAACTGATGGTGGTGCTGCTGGAGTTCGCAACACGGCAGCACTTAACGCTGAAGCAAACAAAGGTGGTGGTGGTGGTGGTGGTGGTGTCACAGCAGGTGGCACACCATCAAACGGTGGGTCTGGTGTAGTGATTTTGAAATATCCTGATTCAGCGACCATAACTATCGGGGCAGGTTTGACAGGAACAACTGCTGCACCTTCAGGTGGTTTTAAGGTAACAACAATTACTGCTGGCACGGGTAATGTGAGTTGGGCTTTCTAATGGCACATTACGCTTTTCTATACAACAACATCGTTACCGAAGTCATTGTTGGTATTGATGAAACGGAACTCATTGAAGGTTTGCCACCAGAAGAATGGTATGGCAATTTCAGGAAACAGCCTTGTGTTCGCACCTCATACAACGCTGCAAACAACGGCTTTCGTGGCAAGTTCGCTGGCATCGGTGACTTTTATGATGCAACAACAGACAAGTTTTATCCTGCGGACTGGACACTTGTTGACGGTGTTTGGCAAGCCCCACCAGTCGAAGAAATAGAAATCTAGGGGTGTAGCCGATGGCTACCTATAACGATCCGAACATTCAGTATTCGTCTTCTGCGACGACGTATAACGGTGTTACAACTGTTTCTGGTACAGCCTCAGCACCTTTGGGTGGTTTGGTTGCATCAGCTGTTGGAACAACACCTGCACCACCAACACCTTCGTATCCGGGTGGTGGTAATCCTTGGGTTCGTAAGTACAAGGTTGAGCAGGTTGAGAAGGTTCGGGAGCCTGTTGTTGTGTTGGCGGTTGGTTCGGCGCGTTTGGGTGGGGTTCGTGTTTTCGCTGATGGTGGTGTTGTGTGGTCTATCCTTGAGGATGAGGCAGAGTTACTGCTTTTGATTTAAGGACGTTATGGCGTTTTATTCTGGGCAAACTTCTATTGGTACGGCTGCGACTGTTATTGACGGCGTGTTGGTTGGTGCTTATGCAGGTAATCCGTATCGTCTGATTATTCATAACAACGACAACACGGACTCTGTTTATATCGGTGGTTCGGCTGTGACAACTTCAACTGGTTTGATGATGGATAAAGGTGAGATGTTGCAGTTGACGGTTTCACCAACCGATTTGCTTTACGCTGTTTCAACTAAATCAGGTCATGTCATGTCTTGGTTAACGGAGTCAATCTGATGCCATACTTCATTTCTGATAAGAACGCTGACTGTGCTGGTTGGGCTGTAGAAAAGGAAGATGGCGAAGTCATTGGTTGCCATCAAAGCAAGCAGGATGCGGTTGACCAGATGGTCGCTGTGTCGATTGCTGAGGAGATGGAACCAGGTGGTGAACGTGCGTTGCCAGAGAACTATCGTCCGGCGTTGGCTGAGGATGTGCCTGAAGGCCGTGCTTGTGGGAACTGTGCGTTCTATGACGAAGACAATGTTCAGGGTGAGGGTGACAACCTGAAAGCGTGGTGTGAACGTTGGGATGATTATGTTGACGGCGGGTTCTATTGCAACGCTTGGCAACCTAAAGAGATTGAAGACGAAGAAGACATTGAAGACATTGAGGATGATGTCGAGGAGGAAGCCCGTGAGGTCAATCTTGATTTGCCTGAATACATCAAATCCGCTGCTCGTAAAGGCTTAACGTATTACGGTCAGAAGCTCGCTGGTGCAGGCATCGTTGCCTCGACTGTTCGTGAGGCTCGCGACATGGTTGCAGGTCAAATTACTGAGGACAAGGTGATTCGTGCTAACGCTTGGGCTGCACGTCACATGGTTGATTTGGATGCAGCAAAGAACTCGAACGCTAACGATGATGAGTTCCCTGGTGCTGGTGCTGTCGCGTTCTATCTCTGGGGCATCAACCCACTTGACCCTCAACCTGCGATGGATTGGTTCGCATCAAAGTCTGAGGCCATCAAAGAAGAAGCGAATGCTGACCGTTCGTTTGCGTTTCATCGCAAGAGTGAACCCAACTTTGGTAATGTTTCAGGTATGAGTGAACAGGTAGAGACAAGACGCATCACATTCAACCAGTTTGAACTTCGTGCAGCTGCATCAGGTGACGGGATGACGTTCTCTGGTTATGCTGCGGTATTCAACTCTGACTCTGAACCACTCCCGTTCATTGAGCGCATTATGCCTGGAGCGTTCGCTAAGTCGTTGAAGTCGCGCAACAATATCCGTATGTACATGAACCATGACTCATCAATGTTGTTGGGTACAACGAAGGCGAAAACGGTTCGTTTGTCTGAGGATTCTAAAGGCCTGTTCGTGGATGCTGACCTGCCTGACACTTCCGTTGGGCGTGACCTGTCGGTACTCATGCAACGTGGTGATGTGGATTCGATGTCGTTTGGGTTTACGGTTCCTCAAGGTGGTGACCGTTGGTCTGATGATGGTGCGCGACGTGAACTGAAGCAGATTCGTTTGTATGAGGTTTCGGTGGTGACAGGGTTCCCAGCGTATGCAGCGACATCTGCACAGGTTCGTTCGTTTGATGCGTTGGCTACTCGCACCGGTATTGATGCCGATCAGCTCGCTGTTGCTATAACAGCGTTGGAATCAGGTCAGACTCTTGACCCGAACCATGCTGCGTTGTTGCGTGAAACTGTTGCGAAACTTGAACCAACACCTGAGTCCGCTCCTGCGAGCGTTGGTGTGTTGGCGAAGCATCTTGAATTGTTGAAGAACTTCTAGTACTCTTTTAGTACTGCGTCGAATGAGCGGAGCCGCCTTCGATGTTGCTGTGTACGGAGCCGTACCAGGTTTAAGTTAAATCCCTGCGTATCCAAACACTCAACATCATCCCTACGGGGAGAAGGAAATACTCATGAAAGAATATATTGACCGTCAGGTTGAGATTCGCAACCGTGCATGGAACGAAGCCAAGGCAATCTTGGATCAGGCCACCGCAGAGAAGCGTGACCTCTCAGCAGAAGAAACCCAAACCTACGAGCGCATCTCGAAGGAATTGGACGAGCGTGGGCAGACCATCGCAAAACTTCGTGAAGACGAAGCTCGCGAACTGCGCATGGATGCAGCAACCCGTGAAATCGCCGACCAGGTTCGTCCTGTTGCCGGTGTTCCAGCCAGCGATGACGCAGCAAACCTGCGTTCGTTGTTCACAGGTGAGAAGCGCAGCCACTCATTTGAGCGTCGTGACATCTTGAAGTCAAGCACAGGTTCACCAGTTCCAACATCGTTCTACGATCAGGTAATCATGAAGGCACGTTTGATCGCGCCTGTACTTGAGACTTCAACTGTGTTGAACACCACAGGTGGCGAAAACCTTCAAATCCCATCGTTGTCCACCTACTCGGTTGGCACGGTAACTGGCGAAGGTTCTGCAATCGGCGAATCCGATCCTGTATTCAACTCGTTCATCACCTTGAGCGCATACAAGTACAGCTTCCTCACCCAAGTTTCAACTGAACTTCTTGAGGACTCTGGCGTTGACATGTTGTCATTCTTGGCTGACCAAGTTGGTAACGCACTCGGCTTTGCTGTTGGTTCAGCATTGACTGTTGGTTCGGGATCTGATGCACCTAACGGAATCGTCACCGCGTCAAGCGTTGGTGGTACCGCAGGCACGGCAACAGCGTTCACCGCAGACAACCTCATCGACCTTGTTTACAGCCTTGATGGTGCAGCTCGTCTGCTCCCAGGTTGTGGCTTCATGATGAACGGCAAGTCAATCGGTCAAGTTCGCAAGTTGAAGGACACCGCTGGAAATTATGTATTCCAGCCAAGTCTGTCAGCTGACGCACGTGACATGCTCCTTGGTAAGCCAATCTACGAAAACCCTTCAATGGCAGACGTAGCAACAACCACCAAGTCGGTATTGTTCGGTCACCTTCCTTCGTACTTCGTGCGCACGGTTGGCGGCCTTCGTTTGGATCGTTCAGATGATTACGCATTCAATGCTGGTCTTGTGACGTTCCGTGCGACGTTCCGTGTTGACGGCGATTTGCCACAGACATCACATATCAAGCACCTCGTCCAGCCATAATTGGTTTGATGTAGTGCAACCGATAGCAATATCGGTGTAAGTTTGAGGGTAGGCCAAACACGCAGGGTGGCCTACCCTCATTTCTTTTTTATACCCTGCGACCTGCGAAGGAGAGAATGGTGGGAAAGAATGCTGGTCATAATCAAAAACACTCCGGTCGAGTTACCAGAGCTGGAGGCAGAGATATTGCTTCGGTGGGGAGCAGCGCACTTGCCAGAGCAAGCAGACCTTCCAATTCCGACCCGCTTCGAATCCTCTGGTATTCAAACGCGCCCTTCGCGCCAACCGGTTACGGAACCCAAACAGCGCAAGTCGTCCAAAGGCTCATCAAACAAAAACACGAAGTAGCGATTCATGCGATGTACGGCATCGAGGGTATGGCTTCGATGTGGAATGGGATAAAACTTTATCCGCGTGGAATGTCACCATATTCCGATGATGTGCTTGTTGCGCATTGGATGGATTGGGCGAATGGGAATCGTGACATTCCTGCGATGTTGATGACGTTGTTTGATGTGTGGGTTTTGAAGTCTCAGTCGTTGGATCAGGTACCGAATATTGCCTCATGGGTTCCGATTGATCATGCGCCTTGTCCGCCTGCTGTGGTTGAGTGGTGTAAGCGTCCGAATGTGAAACCGATTGCGATGTCTAAGTTTGGTTTGGATATGTTGCAGAATGCTGGGGTGGATGCGTTGTATGCGCCTCATGCGTTTGAGGATGTGTTTGTTCCTACACCGAAGTTGAGTAATGGTCGTGGTGAGTTCACCGGCAGACAACTCATGGAAGTTGATGAGGACAGGTTTGTGGTGATGATGAATGCTGCGAACAAAGGTCAGAATCCTTCACGCAAATCTTTTGGTGAGAACATTCTGGCGTTCGCTATTTTTGCTCAAGACCGTCCTGATGCTTTGCTGTATCTGCACACGGAACGTGACGGTGCGATGGGTGGTATAAATCTTGTTCATTTGTTGGAGGCGTGTGGTGTGAAGCCTGAGCAATACAAGATTGTTGACCCGTATGCGTATCGGACTGGTTTTCCTCAGCAAGCGTTAGCTGCGTTGTACACCGCTTCGGATGTGCTGTTGGCCTGCTCGATGGGTGAAGGTTTCGGTATCCCTGTTATCGAGGCTCAAGCTTGCGGGACGCGGGTGATTGTTTCGGACTACACGGCACAGCCTGAGTTGGTTGCACCTGAAGTTGGATCAGCTGTGGCGATTCAGCCGTTCTGGGACAGCCACCAAAGGTCGTGGTTCTGTACTCCTAGTGTGCCGTCCATCGTGGATGCCCTGATACAAGCCTACGAAGCCCCACGCGGTGTCTCAGAGGAGGCTGTGGCCTTTGCTAGCCAATACAGGGCAGACAGCGTGTATGAGGCTTACTGGAAGCCAATCATGAAGGAGTTGTCGGAATGGTGCCAGTCATCATCGTCCCCGTCTTAAATCGTTACGACCTGCTTGAGCGCTGCCTGAGTTCTATTGACTACGACGTGGAGACACTCATCGTTATTGACAATGGTGGGCAGTCAACACTTCACGACTGGCCTTGGGTCATTGACCGTCGCCATGTGAAGAACTATCACGTCTGGTCTATGCCTACGAACCTTGGTGTCGCGCCATCGTGGAACCTCGGTATTAAAGCGACACCTCACGCTGACGGCTGGATACTGCTCAACTCCGATGCGTACTTTGAGCCTGGACAGTTAGAAGTTTTCTACAAGGATTGCCAGCCTGATTCGGTGACGTTGACTGAGGCTCAGCCTGGTTGGTGTTGTGCGTGGGTTGGGTCTGAGGTGGTGGCAAAGGTTGGGCTTTTCTGTGAGGCGTATGTCCCCGCATATTTTGAGGACACAGATTTTCAAGAGCGGGCAACAAGGGTGAATATCCCGTTCTGGACTTCTGACGCTGGAATTGTTCACGACAATTCTTCTACGATTCTTTCAGCACCAGAGTTGATGGAAAAGAATCAGCGTAGTTTTTCTGCTAATGGTGCGCTTCATGCGATGCGTTGGCAGTCTGGTTTGCCTGATGCTGGACATTGGGATTTAACACGACGAAGGGATTTGGGATGGGATTAAGAGAGTACGACCCGATGGATGATTATGAGAATCTCCACGAAGGCGAAACGATTTATGTTCTTGGCTCAGGTGCAACGCTTGACTATCTGACACCAGACTTCTTTGACGACAAGCTGACGATTGCAGTTAACTTCGTTGGCTCAGTATTCGGGTTGAAGGGTTATTACTGTTTCAGCCATTATCACGAAGACTCTAAGCATGAGGCGATGCAGGATGAGTGCATCGCAGTCTTCACCCCGTTGCGTGAACATGGGACTGATGCAGAGTTCCAAGGGTTCATGCCAAAGATTGTGACGTTCGGTACGCGCACCGGCAGACCAGGAACATCGTTTGACCCGCATGGGAAGGATTGGCCTGTGTTGTCAGGTCAGTTGACTATCGGGTCTTCGAGTATTCATGGGGCGATGCACCTTGCAGCGCACATGGGGGCGAAGTTCATTGTGTTGGTTGGGGCTGATTGTGGTTGGCTTGGTGGGCGTGATAGGGCTGATGGGTATCCTGCTGGTGATTCGCATTGGGCTTTGTATGAGCAGCATCTTCGGGATATGAAGCAACGGTTGTGGGATGTGTATTCATGTCAGACGTACAGCCTGAATCCGTTTGTGAACTATTCGCTTGAGGGTGTGCAGTATCGTGGAGCAGCGAACATAAACTAGAATCGGGACACCATGATTAACCAAGGGTACGCCACCAGAAATCAGGTCAAAGCAGCTCTCCGCATCGGTACGGCTGACACGCTTGATGATGATTTGATTGACAACTGTGTTGGCGCTGCTTCGCGTTTGATTGATGGTTATTGCAACCGTCGTTTCTGGCAGACAGGCACGGCTGAGGCACGGGTGTATCAGGCTGAGGATTCGTTTTACTGTTCCATTGACGATATTGCTGGTACAGCGTTGACGTTAAAAACTTCTACTCAGGCTGACGGAACTTTTGATTTGCAATGGAGTCGTTCGGATTATCAGTTGGAACCGTTGAACGGGAACCTTGATGGGTTGACTTGGAGTTATGACAAGATTCGTGCGGTTGGTGATTATCTGTTCCCAACGGTGAATGCGAACTATGGTGAGCAGGCTTTGGTTCAGGTGACTGCAATCTTTGGTTGGCCTTCGGTGCCGGAGCCAGTAACCCAGGCAACGATCATTCAGGCTTCACGTATCTTCAAACGCTACGACTCGCCTCTTGGGGTGGCTGGCTTTGGTGACTTGGGTGCTATCCGTGTATCTCGATTCCTTGACCCTGATATGGCTCAGTTGGTTGAGCCGTATCGTCGTATGCGGATTTTTGCGTGAGTTACTCTGTCACCGATATCAAGACTGGTATCTCTAACGCGCTTGCCACGATCCCAGGCTTACGGGCTTACGCTCAGCAACCTGACAATGTGAACGCACCGTTCGCTTGGCCTATGTTGGATTCAATCACCTATAACGGGGCTATGCGTGGCGGGTTGGTGACCCACATTTTCAATGTGTCTGTGGTTGTTGGTAGGTCTGCGGAACGTACAGCTCAGACGGCTTTGGATGGGTACTTGTCTTATGAGGGTACGACGTCGGTTCGTGCAGCGTTGGAAGCGGATCGCTCGTTGGGTGGGGTGGTTCAAAACCTGCTGGTTGAGTCTGCCTCGAATATCTCCACGATGGATGGCAACGATGCAACGTATCTGATGGTTGACTTCCGTGTGGTGGTGTACGCTTAGTTGATGCGCATTCCTGCGAGCGTGTAGAGTTTAAATAGTAAATCTTCGAGTGCCGGAAGGCAGGAGTCACAAACATGGCAAAGCAAGTTCTCACAAACGTGGCGGTTACCTTCGGTACAGCGAACACGGACATCACTTCTTATGTTGCTTCGGTAACGCTTAACCTGTCCAAGGCTGAGGTTGCTACAACTTCGTTCGGTTCGTCTGGTGCGGTCACTCGTATCGCAGGCCTCGCAGACAACTCGATCACACTTGAGTTGATGCAGGATTACCCAACGATTGAGAAGTTGTTCTACGACGCTTGGGCAAACGGTACTGCTGTAGCAATGACTGTCAAGCCAAACGGAACTGCTGCTGCATCAAGCACCAACCCTTCGTACGCATTCAATGTTCTTCCTTTGACTTGGACACCTGTTGCTGGTGCTGTTGGCGATTTGGCAACTGCTTCAGTTACCTACCCAATTGACGGTGCAGTAACTAAGACTGGTACTAACGCCTAAGTTTTCTAACAAACCCTTAACCCTGCGGAGGACAAATGAAAATAGCGTTAGAAGTAACGTCGTCATTGGATCAATCAAAGCGCACCATCATTGCTGCGTTCCCAGACTTCATCGCGTTTGAACAGAAGTTCAGTAAAAGCGTTGCGAAGTTTGAGGCTGAACTAACTCTCACCGATTTAGGTTTCTTGGCTTGGCATTCTGAGCATCGCACGAAACGTACTGGCCTAGATTTTGATTCGTGGATTAACGAGATTGAAGCATTGGAGTTGGGTAACCAAGCTGACGCTGTGATTGTCCCTTTGGAGATCAGTCAGCACATTGGATGATTGCGTATCTCTCCGTGGAAACGGGGATATCGCCCTCCTCTTTGCTGGCAGAAGACCCTCGAATGTTGTTCACCATGTTCGCTTATTTGCGTTGGAGAGCAATTCATCTAAACAAGTAGTCTTGCTGTATGGCGGTTTTCGGTAGAGCAGGTCAGGTCACAATTACTGGTGGCAACGATGCCATTGAGATTGTTGGTATTACAGCCTTTTTGCGTGATGCTGCGAAGGCTGATGAACGGTTCAATACTGAGATGCGTAAGGCTGCACAGAATGTGGCAGAGAATTTGAATGAGAAGGCTAAGGCTGACGCTGCGACTGTTACCCGTTCCCGTCAGGCGACTGAGGTGATGAAGGGTATGCGGGCTAGGCGTGACCGTATCCCTACTATCAAGTTGAGTGAAAAGTCTGCGTTTGTGTCTAAGTCAAATCCGAATCGGAAGCGTAAGCGCAAGGTGACTAGGGGTGACGTGTTCTTTGGTGCTGAGTTCGGTGGTCAGGCTACGCCTCGTACCCAGCAGTTCTTGCGCCATCGTCGACGTTCCGGTTACTTCTTTTGGCCTACTGTCCGTAAGGAAAAAGAGAATATTGCTAGGGAGTATTTGGACGCTATTCAGAAGGTTTTGAATACCTTAAAAGATTCTTGACATTGGGCTGGTTTCCTGTACCCTCTAGGTAGGAGGGGTTATGGCTGTTTTGTTTAAGAATGTGAAGTCAATATATCCGAAGCCGTTGGCTTCGTCTTGGGACGAGCTGAGGGGTTTGTTGGCGTTCCATGAGGAGAACGCTGAGAAGGCTTCTGGTGCGTTGTGGTCACCGGTTGAGTATGACTTGGGTACGACTCGCGGTAACCGTAATGTCAGGTTCGTTGAAGCCTTGGTGATTGACATGGACGGTGAAGCGTTTGATGAGGCAAGGTTGGATGGGTTGGAATGGTTTGCTTATTCCACGTATTCGCATCGTCTAGATGATCCTCACTATCACCTTGTTTTGCCGTTGGCTGAGCGTGTGCCTGCGTCGTTGTGGCGTGTGGTGTGGGCTGAGCTGCATGACCGTATCGGTTTGGTTGGTGACCCACAGACTAAAGACCCTGCACGTATTTTCTATCTGCCTCAACATGCACCGGATCAGCCGTTTGAGTTCCATGAGGGTCATGGCGAGTTGTTGGATTCTTCGTTCACGCTCGATGTCCAGGTTGCTTCGAATCCTGTGTCACCACGCGCACGTCAAACCCGTCAACCACGTCAGCGTCGTGCTGGTGCAGAGGTGTTGGATGAGGCTTGGTGGAATGCGCCTGTAGATATTTCCCGTTGGGATGGTCTAACAGGCAAAGCACTTTATTCAGCGATGTTGGATGAGTTCAACGCTTTGGTGAATGGGTTGTCTGTTATTGAGTAGAATCGTCGCATGGCTGGTGAGCGGACGTTCGTTGTTAAATTTATTTCTGATACCGCTAAGGCAACAGCAGGCTTCAAAGGTATATCTGGTGGCCTGAAAGGTTTACAGAAGTCGGTTGGTAATGCGATACCTGGTTTCGGTCAGTTGGCGATTGCTGGTGGTGCTGCGTTCGCTGGTATCGCTGCGGGATTGACCTCTGCGGTGAAGGCTGCGATGGAAGACCAGAAGTCACAAGTTGAGCTACAGCGTCAGTTGGAGAAAACCTTTGGTGCTAATGAGGCGTTGACTCAATCCGCTGAACGGTATGTGTCGGTGACTCAGTTGCGTACCGGAACGTCGGACACAGAGCTTCGTTCGTCGCTGGGTTTGTTGGTTCGTGCCACAGGTGACCTCACTCAAGCGCAATCATTGTTAAATACTGCGCAAGATATTTCTGCTAGCACGGGAAAAGACCTAAGCAGCGTGACCACCGCTCTAGCCCGTGCCAGCCAGGGACAGTTCACCGCGCTATCAAGGCTGGGTATTCCGCTCGATGATGCGACGAAGAAGTCTAAAGATTTTGACAAGGTGCTTGGGTTGTTGAATGACCAGTTCGGCGGTGCAGCGGAAGCTGCTGCGAACACCTTTGGCGGACAGTTGAAGATTCTTCAAGGACAGTTCGGTGAAATTGTTGAATCAATCGGCGCAGCCTTACTCCCCTACCTGCAAAGGTTCTCAGAGTTTTTGGTAAAGAATGTTGCTCCAGCCGTTCAACGCATTGTGACGGTGATGGGTGAGAAGGGTTTGGTTGCTGCGTTTCAACAGTTGGTTTTTGAGTCTGGTAGCGCTGGCCCGAAAGTTATCTCAGTTTTTAAAGCGATCACGTTGGGTGCTGCTGAAGCAGTCAATCTTTTAGCGAAGGCTTACTTTGTTACAAGCGCGACATTCAAACTGACAACCCGTGACTTCATTGGTGCAGCGAAAGATTTCTACAAGTCAACACAAAACTTTGTTGATGTTGGTTCAATATCAAGACAGTTTGACGCTGTTGCCAAAGGTATTGACAACTATGCGGTGCGTGGTATTCCGTCAGCGATTCGAGCGCAACAAGGTTTGAAAGGTTCTATTGAGGAACTGGCTGACGATGACAAAGGTTTGGGCAAGGTTAATAAGGTGTTGAAGACTGTGACTGAAAAGTTGGGTGAATATAACAAGAGTTTGAAAACCACCGAATCTATTCAGGACAAGTTGAATAAGGCCAGTAAGTCTGAGTCGGGTGCGTTGTCTTCGTTGACTGATGCGAATACGAGATTGGCTAACGCTAAGGCGAAGTTGGCTCAGATTGAGCGTGGGTTTGGTGCTGGTTCGCCGGAGGCGTTGGCGGCGCAGGCTGAGTTAGCTAAGGCTCAGCGTGGTCAGGAGCGGGCGACGTATGCGGTTGAGGAGGCTATCTATTCGGTGGCTGATGCTGAAAAGAATTTGGCTGATGTTCGTAAAGACCCTGAGTCTTCTGCGATTGATGTTCGTCGCGCAGAGCTGAATCTGGCTGAGGCGAAGTTGTCGGTGACTGATGCTATTGATTCGCAGATTGATTCGACGAGGGAGTTGAATGACCAGCAGAAGTTGTTGAATGAAACTATTTTTGGTGCGACGGTTGGTTCGATTCTTTACGATGAGGCTTTGGCTGGTGTGACTGATGCGTTCAATGACCAGGTGTCAGCGTTTGAGGCTTGGGAAACTGCGGTCACCAACACTAAGGAGGCTCAGGATGAGTTCAATAAGTCGTTGCAGGCCACAGCTGATTTGATTTTGAAGTATCCGAAGGTGTTGGGTGGGATGGCTAATCCGATGGCTGGGATGGTGGGTCAGCCTGCTGCGACGGCTGGTGGTGTTGGGTTCCAGACTCGTTCTGGGGATACGTATGCAATCAATATCAATGCTGCGATTGCGGAGCAGGGTTTGCCTGCGAAGGTGGTTGAGGCGTTGCAACAATACAATCGTTCTGTGGGCAAGATTCCTGTAACGACTGGTAAGTGACCAGATGCCTGTCACGATTCCTAACTGTGGCACCTATACGGTGGAGATGGATTATGGTGCGTCAACCAATGCGTTTATTTTGGATAACGCTGTGTCTGGTGTTCTTGACCAAACGGTGTATGTGTTGGAAGGTACTACCGACTGGCAGGATGTCACCTCTTATGTGAAGCAGGTATCGATCAGTCGTGGTCGCCAGAACAGGTTCCGTGACCCTACCGGTCAGTCTTCAACTGCTGTGTTGCAGATTGAGGATTCAGATTATTCGTTCAGCATGGTCAATGAAGGTTCACCATATTGGAACACCACTAAGGGACGGTTGGGGTTCGAGTTGAACTCTGGTGTTCGGATCAGCCGTAACGGAACATATTTGTTTACTGGTGTTATCACCCAATATGACCAGAAGATTGAAAACCCGAACAGGTCAGTTGTGACCGTCAACTGTTCTGATGAGCTGTTCACATTGAACAACTCTAAAACCGCGTTCTTTACAGCAACACCAGAACGGTCTGATACCCGTATCAACACCGTTCTGTCAAACGCTGGTGCGTTCTCTAGGCCAGGTCAACGTGTTTTGGAAACTGGTTTAGCGAACCTTGGTAATGCACCTGTGGATGAAAGTACTTCGGTGTTGGAATACATTATGCGTATCAACAACTCTGAGCAGGGAAGGGTTTGGGTTGACGGTTCAGGTCGGTTCAACTTTGACCGTCGCCTCACAGGTGAACTGGAAGCCATCGAAGGCTACCTGTCTGATACTGGTGGTACTGCTATCCCTTACACGACGTTTGATATTGTGAGCAACTAATGCCTTTTGCGGTAACTAATCAAACTATTGGTGCAGCGGGAACACTTGAAGATTCTTTTGTTGCACCTTCGGCTTCACGGCCTAACGACTTCACCCCTCTAAACCCTTCGGTGGTGAACGTGGTGAACGTCGGTATCGCCCCACCTGCACCAACGACCGGAACCCTTGCGACAACTATCGAGTATGCGCAGGGGATAGTTTCTGAATCGGTAGCCGAATATGGTGTGCAGGAAACACCTGTCGTTATTACTCTTCTAGCAACGCTTGAGGATGCTGCGTTGCTTGCAGAGTATCTGATCCGTTCCGCACCAGCGTTCTGGTTCGGGAACATTCAGGTCATTATGAATGGGTTGACTGATGCGCAACGCACCACGATTAACAGTCTTGATATCGGGTCGCAGGTTTCGGTCACTAAATCGTTCCCGAACAGCACCCCATCTACAGTGACACAGCTCATGGCGTTGGAAGGGATTAGTCATGACATCACCCCAGACCGACACATCGTCACCCTGTACCCCAACCCTGCCCGTATTTACACCTTGTTCATTCTTGACACCGACAAGTTGGATGATGATACGAAGGGCTTGGGCTAGACTCAACGGTTATGGCAGTTAGACCTACTTTCACTCCTGGTGATACTCTCACCGCAACCGCGATGTCAGCGTTGTCAAACAGTTTGATTACTGTTAGCGCTCAAACTGGTACGGCTTACACTCCTGGCACAGCTCAGGTAGGCCAGTTGGTGACACTTAATAACGGCGCAGCGCAAACGATTACTATCCCAGCGAACGCTACAACGGCGTTCGCTATTGGTGACCAACTGAACTTCATGTTGTTGGGTACCGGCACCGCGACTTTTGTTGCTGGTGGTACTGCTGTGATTCGTTCCGCTGGTAGCAAACTTAAACTCACAACCCAATACGCTGTTTGTACTGTTCTCAAGTGGGATACTGACGCTTGGGTTATGGTTGGCAACGTAACCGCTTAACGTCATGCAAATCTTCGCTGGAGTGGGTGCGTTGAATCCTCCAACAACTGTCGAGTATCTGGTCATCGCTGGTGGCGGTGGCGGTGGAGGTCAAAACGGTGGCGGTGGCGGTGGTGCAGGCGGTTATCGGTCTAGTGCATCGTTTGCTTTGGCTGGAACTGTGACGGTAACTGTTGGTGCTGGTGGTGCGAAAGCAGCAACAACCGGAAACGGTTCAAACGGAAACGACAGCGTTTTGTCGTCAGTTACTTCTACCGCTGGCGGTGGTGGTGGTTCTAACGCCACAATTAGCAACGGTGGTTCAGGCGGCGGCGGTGGCGGTGTTGCAGGTTTTACTGCAGGTGGCTTAGGTAACACCCCAAGCACATCCCCTTCACAGGGTAACAACGGTGGAACAGGTTCAACCGATAGCACCACCTATCGTGCTGGTGGCGGTGGCGGTGGTGCTACAGCTGTTGGCGGGAACGCTAGTGCCTCTGCTGGTGGCACAGGCGGTAATGGTGGCACAGGTACAGCCTCATCAATAACTGGTGTGTCAGTCACTCGCGGTGGTGGCGGTGCAGGCGGTGGATATGGTGTTAACGGTACAGCATCAGGTGGCGGCGGTGTTGCGTCTACACCAGGCACAGCCAACACAGGTGGCGGTGGCGGTGGAGGAAACCTCACAGCAGATAACAACTCCAACGGTGGGTCAGGTGTTGTCATCATCGCCTACTCAACCGCATTCGACCCACTCACCTTGATCGGCGCAGGTTTAACCTACACAGTTGACACATCCACCAGAAGCGGTTTCCGTGTTTACACGTTCACAGCTGGCACAGATTCAATAACGGTTTAACATGGCACACTACGCATTCTTAGACGAAGAAAACATTGTGACCGAAGTGATTGTTGGACGCAACGAAGATGAAACCGTTGACGGTGTATCCGATTGGGAAACCTATTACGGCAACATTCGTGGACAGGTATGCAAACGCACGTCATTTAACAACAACATTCGTAAACAGTTCGCAGGTGTTGGTTACACCTACGATGACGTTGATGACGTGTTCATCGCACCACAGCCATACGAGTCTTGGGTGCTTGATGAGAATCATGACTGGCAACCACCAGTCCCGTATCCGGACGGTGAAGGAATGTTTGTGTGGGATGAAGCAAACGAGGATTGGGTTCTCTCCTTCTAACCGCTAAACCTTGTTTTGGTACACTTGCTGGGTACCGTCACGAAGGGTTTGATATGAAAAGAATCAGCACGTTTGTTCACAACAATCCTGTCCGTGTTGCAGCGTTCATATCTTCGGCTATTGCGCTGATTGTTTCCTTTGTTGTCCCTGATGTGCCAACGGAACCTGCTATCGCGTTCGTGTTGTCGGCTTTGGGTTTGGGTGAGTTCGCTCAACGTGCTGAGGATAAGAAAACTGTTGAAGCGTTGTTTGCTGAAGTGCCTGAAATCGCTGAGTGATGGCGTTCGGTAGGAGGGTTTCGGTTGGC